ACCGAATAACCAAAGAAATCGTTAGTAGTTGTATTATACGCATTTGGATTTGTAAATGTTCTTTCTAGTGCACCTGTACTAGTATTATATAAGTAGACTTCGCCTGAGCTTTGGTTTGCACCATCATCTTTGTTGTAAGAAGCAACAACAGTGTATGTGCTATTCATTCCTTTAGATGCTTTGTTTCCTCCTAGTCTGTCGGTTGTAGCCAATCCAGGTGTTTGAATTGTGTGATCTAAACTAATCCAAGGAACTTCACCTATGGAAATTAAGTTAGATGATACAAGTGGAAATAAATCGTTATAAACATTTTGATTTCTAGCAGTTCTGAGATTAAATCTTTCATTTTGGCTAGTTTCGTCGAGTATATCAGTTGCTATGTTAACGGTGATAGTGGTCGTTCCATTGGAAAAAGTTGCTGTTCCGCTGCGAGTTGCTGGATCGAAATCTTCTATTTCGGTGCTTGTATATGGATCAATTTCCCAATATATTGTCGAACCGTCCGGTATATCAGGTGCTGAAACTGTAAACACAACAGTGCTGCCTTCGTCTACTGAATTAGACTGAGTATCATTTGTAATTGAATAGCTATAAAACGCACGAGTACCACTATAGTCAATGTCACTTACATCCCAACGATATATTGGACTAGTATTTAACCCGCCAGCAGATGTATGTAAGATATCTGTAATATACAAATTGTTGTTTGCAAATGCAGTTGGGAATGTTCCTCTTGAACTTGCTCCTAATATATTACTGCTATCGTCTGTATATGCATCACTGATATCTTGTTCCCACGAGTCTTTAGATAATGTACTAATATCCCATGCTGTTCCTAATGTCCACGTTGTAATACCTACTATAAATCCTGACTTACTAAAGATTCCAAATAATTTTGTACCGTCATCATTGAATTCAATCCTATTAGGAACAAATGACTCTCCGCTTTGTAGTTGGTTAAGCGGGTCCGTTCCATCAATAAATTTGTGCCATGTTCTTGTTCCTGCAGATGCTAAATCGTATGGCGTACTTAACGGATATTCTAATAAATGATCTGGAGCTGTTGCATTACTGTCCGCTGTGAAGATGAATAATTTTGTACCGTTATCATTAAACCAAAAACTAAACGGAAAATGATCTGATGTGCCCATCCCTGCGGTTTGTTCACCGGCTGTAGTACTAGCAATAGAAAATGTTTGGGTAGGTGTCCAGTCTGTGATACTGCTTAAATCCCAAGGACTCGGCAGTGCAAATTTATATATTTCTCTTGCCCAATATGTTTGAGACGTTGCCCAATTTTCATACATTACATAAAGTGTTAACCCGTCATTGCTTATCCAAAAGTCTCTCGGCGCTTCTGTATTTGGTATGTAAGGTGTACTTACAAAATTAGATGGCTCAAAAATAGATGTAGCAGTAGTAGAAGATGAAATATCATAAGGTGTATTTAATGTTGCTATACGCATGTCACGGTGACTAGTACCGTCATTATAACTACCACTATATGCTACTTTACTTCCATTGTCTAAAATTCTAATATTACCAGAATAATAGTCATATTCAACACTAGAATCGGATGTGTCGATGTACGCTCTTGCGGTCATAGTTGCTTCTGTTTTTGGAGCATTTATAGTGCCAACAACAGAAGAATCAAAATAAGTAAACGATCTGCCAGGCCCTGCATCTGAATTACCATGTATTATTAAATAATTATCAGCTACTCTGAGACTAAAAGGATACGTTATATCATAATCTGTTGTAATATATGTATCGACAACTGTTGCAGTAGTTAAATCATATGGAGTTGATAATTCTAATTTCCAAATTTTATCGTCTATAACTTGAGATTGTACAATAAACGCAATAGTTCCTGTTTTATTAAAGTCTATGCCCCAAAGTCTGGCGCTTTCACCGACCAGTGATGTAGAATTGAATGTTGTTTTAGTGGCCCCAACTAAAGAATATGGAGTAGAAGCTGTTATTTCTACTATACCAGAACTGTCGATGGCTGCAAACAATTTAGTTCCGTCGTTGTTCCATGTAAGATTTCTTGTATAACTAGTAGAATTAATATAAGTATTTGGTGATGTAGACATAGTTGATATATCGTACGGTGTTGATACATTAAATTCGACAATTCTAGGACGATCTGTTTCTCCACTTTGCATTTCTGCACCTACGTAAATTTTTGTTCCGTCGTTATTCCACGTTGTACCTCCGGTATCTGATAACCCAGGATAACTAGCAAGTTTTCTTGTAGTGTAAGTAGCAGTTGCAAGATCGTATGGAGTACTTAAACTGTATTCTGAGATTGAAAAAGAAGTTGATCCGGAAATTTCCATATCATCTAAGTATGCTTTTGTTCCGTCATTGTTAAATGAAACACCGTTTGAATAGTATCCAGTAATGCTATGTAATGACGCTTCAGTAACAACTTGATATGCAGTTGCAGAATTTGCGATCGAAAGTACTGCACGTATATAAAAACTTCCGTTTAATGCACTAATAATTGGCATATTGTTTCCTTATGAATATGATGCTAAGTTACCTAAAACTGTATAACTAGATCCATTATAAATTATAGAGAATGTCACAACATCAGTACCACTTGCTGTTCCGCTCGGTGCACTTCCGCCTTGCCATAAAATTGTTTGTGCTGTGCCTCCAATTTCTACTGCAGTTGGAATATATGCTGTAGCACCTTGTGTTAGTACAAGTGTTAGTGCAGTAGTTTGATTAGCAACTAATGATAAATTAGTAAAGTTTGCTGTAAAGTCTGCAGCAATACTACTGTGTGTAAAAATATGACTGTTACTTGTGTCATGGACAACAGTACCGGTAGCACCAGTAAGTGCAGTACTAGTTTCAATTACTCCATCTATTACAATAGGTTTATCAAATGTTTGTTCTAGTTCGTCCCAAATCGGAGCACCAGCAGCTATAAGTGTACCGTTTGTATTATTAGCTCTATAACCACTAGTAAATTTTAGAGATTTAACTCGTTGTGTTGCCCAATCTGTTCCGTTATTACTATAAGAACTTGGTGCATTTGGATATAGAATTACTTCAGTATCGTCTTCTAATATATAACTGTGAATTTCGACTGCGTCAAAACTAGGATGGCTATACGAAACCAGCCAAAGAGGAGTTGTAAAAACCACTTCCACTCCATTCGAACTATATAATCCGTAACCAAAAAAGATAGTTCCGGATGTTGTTGAAGGGAATACTATACTTGGCCCGCCACCTCCGATAGATGCAACTTGTGTATCAAGTACAGCACCGGTAGTTGGATTTTGTATACTTTTACTCCATGTAGCAGTGTCGGGATTAAACCATAATTCATTTAATGAATCTGTATTTGGAGTTGTTGTTTCAATTTGTACTTGGTCGTATGTAGTACTAAATGCACCGCTAGTACCACTTGACGCTGCAACCCATGCGTAGTCTGATCCATCCCAACTTAGTACTTGATTACTAGTTGCAGCACTTGTGTTTAAGTGTGTATCAACTGAACTGTCTGAATATCCTGCATTTGATCCCGGAATAAACGTACTACTTGCATTATCCCAAACGAGAACTTGTCCGTCTGTTGGTGCAACACTAGTAATATCTACATCACTGAGTGCGTCTATACTTACAGTTGATAATGTTGCAGGACTAAGATTACCAAATGACAAATTTCCAGCGCCGTCTGTTATTAATAACTGTCCAGCTGTTCCATCAACACTCGGATATGTTAGTGTTGCTATTTCAATTGGATCATGTGATACACCATTCCAACTACTGCCGTCCCACGTCCATACAGTACTACCTACTGTATGTGTATCATTAACATTTGGGTTACTTGGAAAATTAATTGCCATTTATTTTATCCTTTATACTCCTGGGCCGCCGTGCGATAGTACCCACGCAACTCCGTTCCATATACAACTGTAAAGTGTTTGGTTAGCATCGCCTAATCTCCAAACAATAGGAGCTGGACCTGTTGCAGTATTTCCGCCGTCCATATAAATTGCACTGTTTACGTTAATATCAACAGATCCTGTTCCTACTACTCTCCAAAACTCTAATTTTTGTCCCATGTATGTACCATCTGGAAGTACTGCAGTAGTTCCGTTTGTTACAAAGTGATTTGTTTTTGTAATATCGATTGTACCTGCATCTACTACATCTTCTGAACTTGTACTTTTTAGTGCACTACCGTTAAATGTAATATCTGTACCAGTTCTGCCTACACTATATTCTACAATGTTTAATGGATCTGTTGTGTCTGTAAATTTTAAACTGTTGTCACTTAGGTACAAATGTCTGATTTTGTATTCAGCACTGCCTAAATCATATGAAGCATTTGTATCTGGAATAATACTTGTGTCTAAGTTGCCGTTTAAGTATGTTGCAACATCGGTATCACTGTATGTTCCGCCTGCACCTGTTTGATCCGCAACCCATGCATAGTCTGCTCCATCCCAACTTAGTATTTGATTAGCAGTTGCAGTACTAGTGTTAAGGTGTGTATCGACATCAGCATCAGTGTAAGCAGTACCACCTGTTACAGTAGTAAATGTAAAGCTACCTGCACCATCTGTTGTTAATACTTGACCATTTGTTCCGTCAACGATTCCTAAATCTGTTAATGCACTTGGTATAGTTGGTTTATTGGTTAAACTGTTATAATCACCGTCAAATGTACTAAACGAACTTAAATCCGGTGGAGTATAATCAAAAACACCAGTTGTGTTATCGTATGTAAGTGTTCCGCTGCCTGCGGCTGCAAGACTTGTGACACTGATATCTGTAAGTGCAATACCGCCAGCACCACCGCCTAGTCCGCTTAGGTCAACAGTGTTACCACTACTAATGCTTAAATCTGTTCCGACTAGTGTTAGTGTTTGACTATCACTGTCTGGTGCACCTTCTAGTGTACTAACACGGGTGTCTAGGTCAGTGAAGTTACCATCGAGTTCTGCATGTGTTAGTGCACTACCTTTAGTTAATCTTTTAACAATCGCCATTTTCTTTTCCTTTAATCTTTAGCTGTCCTCGACATACCCTTCGCTATAATAACCAGCAATTGCATAAGCAGAACTTGGGTCGTATTCGACTTCGTTATCTGGTTTAGGTGTAATTACCTGGCTTATAGGTTGTCTTTCGTTAAATTCTTGATCTGAAACAACAGTTGTGTTGTTATTATTAATATAATCACTTGCGTTATATGTAATGTCTGTCCAAGTACGATCTGTCAAGTTATCGTATACTCTGTGCCATTTGTTTCCTCTGCGAACAAACATTCTATTAGGTTTGAAGTCTGTACGTATAAAGTAATCTCCGTTTGCAGGACTACTTGGAAACTCTGTACCTGTTGCAATTGGTTCACCGTGATTATATGTAATGTCTTTGTTTACAATACCGCCGCTTGTTGCATAATCATAACCAAATAGATGATCTCTGTCTGTTGTACCATCTGGATCTTGTGCTTCAGCACTAGCAACAACTGCGTCATTGATTTTGTATTCTGTGATGTATGTACTGATATCGTCTTTAAGACTGCCGTCGCCTTTTGCATCTCCAAGTATATCGTTGTATTCTTGACTGTCTGTTAGTGGACTTAGTTTTACTCTCCAAATATGTGGATACCATGTAGGTGAAAAACCTTCAGCACCTCTGTTAGCATCGCTGATAACATAATATTTGTTGATTGCTTTTTTATCTGCATTAAGTAATAAGTCGTCACGTAAGTGTGGTAACTCTAACACATCACCTGCTAATAGTTTTCTACCAAGTATTTCTACCATTTCGTTCATGTGAAATGACATATATAACATATCATTGCTTAAAAATAAACCGAACTGTGTAAGTTCAAAGTCATTGTCAGTTACGTTATAAATGCCACGTAGTTCGTAAATGTCTGAATCGTACTTGCGGTCTCTGTTTTCCATAAACAGCAAGTCTTGTATTTTTGTTTCGTTGATAATACCGTCAATGTTGATAAATTCTCCACTTAGTGGATCAATTTCTCTACCATCTATGTAGTCTGGTGTACTTGGATCTCCGTCAGTTGGAACAACAGCAGGCCCTACATACTTGTGTACATGTACACCTGTACCACCTACCCAGAATTGTTCACGAATCTGACGATCCATAAAGTTATAATCATTAGTTTTTGTCGGTTTATATAAACTTAATCTTGGCATAGCACTTATATTTATCGGTTGACAGCATATATAATGATGCTATTATAAGTAAGAAATAGTCAGGAGAGTGTTATGGCAAAAGCTGCTGGAGTTAAACTTAAAAAGAAAGCACCACGTGCAAAACGTAGAATAGCAGTATGGGATATGGTCCCAACTGATAGCTGGCATAAAGCACAATATCATATTCATTACTTAATGGAATCTAAAGAATGGCTTACAAAAGTAAAAGCCTACATTAAAGCTAACTATGACAAGAAAACAGTAGCAGCAATTAACAAGCTACCAGACTGGAAAGTTGGCGGTAAAAGCCATTATGCTACTGCAGCATTTATGGAAGAACGTGCTCCTAACAATATGCATCCAGATTATGTTGGTAAACTTGACAAATGGATCAAAGAACTTGCTGAAGAAGGCAACAAAATTGTTGAAATCAAACGTGCAGAAGAAAAAGTAAAAAAGACAAAGTATATTCCTAGTATTCAAGAACGACTAGAAGAAGCAACAATTGATAAGATGGAGGAACTTGACCAGTGGGTCGATGATTGGATGCGTGATGCTAAAAAGAATCCTCTTAAAGATAAGCAGCCGTTGCAATTGTTCCGTAAACTAGAAATTAACTTAGGACATGCTCGCTTTATTCAAAAGTTTTACGAAGGTGAACTAGAAGAACTTACTGAACTAATCAATTTACCTCCTGCAAAAAAACAAGACGAAATGGAACAGCAACTTGCAGAAGGTTATAATCATCTAAGTACAAAAGAGAAAAAAGAACTACACGGTTTTTACCAACGTGTATTCCAAGCACTTGAAATTATTCGTGCAGAGAAAAAACAAACTCGTGCTGTTCGTAAGCCTAAGCAAAAGAGTGCACAAGATCTTGTTAAAAAGATGAAGTTTAAGCCAAGTGATGCAGATTATGGCATTGCAAGTGTTAATCCAGCAGATGTAGTTGGTGCAACAGCCGTAGTTGTGTTTAACTGTAAAACACGTAAACTAGGTATTTACTATGCAGCTGAACATGCTACTATTCAAGTTAAAGGAACTACACTACAGTTCTTTGATGAAAACAATAGTAGACAAAAAACTGTACGTAAGCCTGATGAAGTACTTCCAAATTGGAAAAAAGTTACAAAACATAAACTAAAATCACAGTTTGGTTACCTAAAAACTACTGATACTAAAATGAACGGTAGAATGAATGAGGATACGGTCATACTAAAAGTATTCAAATAGAATAAATATTAGTATGGCAAAACGTGATGACTTAATCAAAGAAATAGAACTTCGCTTAGGCGGACAAATGGTTGATGTAGAGCTCGACCCGGAGCACTATGAAGTTGCAATCAAAAAAGCATTTGAAAGATATAGACAGCGTAGTGAAAATGCAGTAGAGGAAAAGTTTATTCCTCTACAATTGCTAAAGGAACAAGCTGAATATACTCTCGGTGATGATGTTATTGAAGTAAAAGACATTTACAGACGTACAACTGGTGCACTGAACAGTAGCAGTATTGGCGACATTGAACCATTTGAAACAGCATACCTAAATACTTACTTGCTAAACAGCGGTAGAGCAGGTGGTATTGCTACGTTTGACTTTTTAAGTCAGCATCGTGAAGCACTAAGCCGTGTATTTGGTGAAGAAATGTTGTTTACTTGGAACACAGTAACTAAATTATTGCTAATACACCGCAAGCAAAAAGTAGATGACATTGTATATCTACATGCATACATTCAACGATCAGACGAAGAACTATTAACTGATCCTTATAGTATGCCCTGGATTAAAGAACTAGCACTAGCATACTCAAAACTAATGCTAGCAGAAGCACGTGGTAAATTTAACACTATTGCTGGCCCACAAGGTGGCACTAGTTTAAACGCTGATATGCTTCGCATGGATGCTCAAGCAGCAATCGATAAACTAGAAGATGAACTTAAAACTTTTGTTGATGGACAAGCAGGTTTTGGAGTAATTATCGGTTGACAAACGGTCCTGATCCTATTATAATATAACTATGAAATTAAAATTGTTAGTGATTGGTCATGGTCGCCATGGCAAAGATACTGTCTGCGAAATTTTGCGAGACAAGTATGGTTATAGTTTTGAATCAAGTAGTCAGTTTTGTAGCAAGTTGTTTATCTACAACGACTTAAAAGACAAGTACGGCTATGCTAACGAAGAAGAATGCTATGCTGATAGACATAGTCATCGTCAAGAATGGTATGATGCTATTTGTGACTACAACGTTCCCGATCCTGCTAGACTTGGTAGAGAAATGTTTGCAGAGTATGACATTTACTGTGGACTACGTAACAAAAAAGAATTCCATGCAATGAAAAATACAGGTGTGTTTGACTATTGTATATGGGTTGACCGTAGTGATCATTTGCCACCTGAAAATAAAAACTCAATGAGTCTTGAACAATGGATGGCAGACTATACAATTTGTAATAATGGTACATTAGAGGATTTAGAATTTAATGTACATGCACTTATTAGTCACATTGACAGTTACAGTGCTAGCTAATTAACTACGTAGTTATCCTCTGTTTCCCCCCTGATATATAGCTTTTCTGGTAAATAGTATTATCAAATACGAACCCAGAGGAGAAATATAATGGCTTTAGTATCCCCAGGTGTAGAGGTACAAATTACAGATGAGAGTGCATACGGTGCCCCAGGCGCTGGCACAAGTCCGCTAATTGTACTTGCTACAAGAGAAAATAAAACAGACCCTACGGGTAGTGCATCAGATGGTATTGCAAAATACACAAAAAGTGCATACGCAGGTGAAGTTGTTCGTGTTACATCACAAAGAGAAGTAACACAGTTCTTTGGTAACCCTACATTCCGTACAAATAGTACAGATGTTGTTATTCAAGGTGACGAAACAAACGAATATGGTCTAATGGCAGCATACAGCTATCTTGGACAAGGAAATACTGCGTACATTGTACGTGCTGACGTAGATTTAGGTCAATTAGAACCTTCAGACACAGAACCAACTGCAGCATGGTCAACTGCTAACACACATTGGTTAGATACAGACGCAAGTAAATATGGTATTCACGAATATGACAGTACTGCAGATGTATGGCGCAACAAAATACCAACAGTTGAAGTAATTACAGGTGCAGCGGGTACTGCTCCACTAGCAACAGTTGTAACTGGCGGCTATCATGTTGTAATTAGTACAGATGACAATACAATTGAATATTATAAAGAAAGCGGTGCTGCATGGGTAGCACTAGCATCAGTTGCAACATTCGATGAGCACTTTAGTACACCAGCAGGACCGAGTAATGGTGATACATGGATTAAAACAACATCACCAGGTAATGGTATTGATTTAGTTGTTTATGAATATGTAACAACAGGTTGGGTACAGCGTACAGTACTAGGTGTAGGTTCTGGTACAAGTGTAACAGGTTATGTTCCGCAAAACGGTACTAGTACAACTGCATTAACAGCAAGTTCATCACAGGAAAATAAACTTGTATTAGACACAACAGGCGATATTATTAAAATCGGTGAGTTAGATGCAGACAGCGATGTAAATGCATTAACTACATTTAAAGCAAGTGTTGCTTTCCCAACTGCAACTGCAGCAGATGGTCAAGTTTGGTTTAATGATACACTAAATTCATTAGACATTTACACAGTAAGTAGTAATACATTTGTTCCGGCATCAAACGTAACATACGGTTCAAATTCTCCGTCAAATCCGTCGGGTGGTGACATTTGGGTTAATACTGCACTAGCAGGAACAAATCAAGCAAACGCAAGAGCATATCCAGACATTCGTGTTTATAACACAACAGTAGGTGATTGGGTATCACATGATAATACAGATCAAACAACAAACCGTGGTGTATTATTTGCAAACGTAACTGATACAGCAGGCGACACAAGTAACGGCGGTGCTGCAACTGTTATTACAGACGGACCAGATCCATTGGTATTCCCAGATGGTATGGTAGTTGTTAACATGGGACAAAGTGCAAACACTGTTCGTGAATATGACGCAACAGCAGGTGCATGGAGAAACGCAGTAGCAAATCATGCAGACGGCTCAGGGGCATTTGGACGTTTTGCACAGCACAAATATATTGCAGCTAAAATGCAAGCGGTAGCAGTAGGCGAAGATTTACGTGATCCACAACATGCATTTACACTTATGGCAGCTCCTAACTTCCCTGAACTAACAGACGAACTAGTAGCACTAAACAGTGACAGAGGCGAAACAGGATTTATCATTATTGATACTCCGATGCGCAAAAATCCAACAGATGCAATTACTTGGGTACAAAATGCAGGTATTGCAAGTGAAAATGGAGAAGATGGACTAGTAACAAACGACACATACAGTGCAGTTTACTATCCAGCAGGCGCAGGAACTGAGCCAGTAAACGGCAAAACAGTTGTTGTTCCTCCATCACATATGGCACTATATACATATGCATACAATGATAATGTATCATTCCAGTGGTTTGCACCAGCAGGCTTAACACGTGGTGTTGTACAAAACGCAAGTAGTGTTGGTTACCTAACAGACGAAGGTGAATACAAAGCAGTTGCACTTACACAAGGGCAGCGTGATGCAATGTATGAAAACAAACTAAACCCAATCACAACATTTATCGGACAAGGTACAGTTGTATTTGGACAAAAAACACTACACAACTTTGATAGTGCACTAGACCGTGTAAACGTAGCACGTTTAGTTGCTTACTTACGTGAACGTTTTGATCACATTGCTCGTCCATTCTTGTTTGAAATTAACGACCAGCAAACACGTGACAGAGCTAAACTAGTGTTTGAACGTTTCCTAGCAGACATTTTAAGCCGCAGAGGCATTTATGACTTTGCAGTTGTATGTGATGAAACAAACAATACACCAGCAAGAATTGATCGTAACGAACTATATATTGATGTTGCGATTGAACCAGCTAAAGTTGCAGAATTTATTTACATTCCAATTCGAATTGTAAATACTGGCACACTTTCAGCACAAATATAATAAAAAAAATTAACTTAATACTTAATGGACGCTTTCGGGCGTCCATTTTTTTGACTGATTTGTAATAAATATACGTACAGAGCCAGTATTAGAGGAGA